TTTGCGTTGCCGCAACGCCATCGGGCCGACGAATCGGTTCGCGGGCTTCATCGTCGGCCTGCGTTCGATTGTCGCCGTCGATCATGCCGACGTTGTCAGCCCAGTTGGTCGGCAAGTCGGCAGGGAGGCTAAAAGCCATGCGGTCCTCCTAAAGCGTCCACGGTACAGGGTGGGGTAGTTGCTTGACGTAAGCGAGTTGGCTGATGGTCGGGGTGAGAGTGATCGTGAAGGCAGCGGTGTAATGCTCGGCCCCGGTCATGCCGATGGTCGGGGTGAGCGTGAGGTCGAACGATGCGGTGGACCGGCCACCGCCCAACATTCCGATTGCCGGTTCGAGGTTCAATGCCAGTACGCCAACGAAGTTGACGCCTGCCATGTTCACGGACGGGTCGAAAACCAAGCCGAATTCGCCCGTCGAGGTCGCCGTCGCTTCCATGCCGAACTCTGGCGTCAGCGAAATGTCCATGTCCGCAATAGATTTGGACGTAACATCTACGCCGACGACCGGCGTCATGGTCATGGTGAAGTATGCGTACTGCTCTGACCACCAGCCGCTCACAATCGGAAGAATCCGGTGTCGGGGTCAGGGATGAGAGTGACCTTCGTTCCTGTCGGGTCGAGCGGCAAGTTATTGACGCCCGTGTCGATAAAGGCGATCAGTGGGCTTGTCGAGGGGTCTTCGGTGTCTTTGATGATGACATATGCGGCGCATACTGCTCCGGTGAATCCTTGCCACACAATGTTTTCGGCACTTGCCCAGGCGTCGGTGGTGGTCTTGTCGGCCAGGGGGTCGGAAGTTGCTACTTGGGCAGCGACGTTAATGTCGCCCAGGAATTCGTGGGTGGTGAAGTTCGGGGTGTAGGCGCTGGTGAGGAACACGGCTTTGATGGTGTCGTCGGTCCATGAGATTTCTCCGCGCAGGAACTTCTCGCGTCCCTTCACGTACAGCCCGTTCATCCGACCTCCCTACAGGTAGAAGGATACGTCATGGGGTAGCTCGACCACGCCATTCCCGTCACCAGGCGCGTGCCAAATCCACGCCGCCGCTTCCCCGAATTCTGATGTGTTTTCCACCCCTGCCGATCCTCGCAACGTCCAATCGGGACGGCCCAGGCTGTCAGGGTAAAGCTGGTAGGCCACCCGCATGAACAATTCCCAGGACGGGCCGGTGTACCAGTTGACGGCGGTGACGATGACGGCGTTGATCTTGTCGTTGTACCAGCAGCAGGAGTTGTACCCGGTCCAGGCTCCGATCCAGCCCTTCCAGTCACCCCAGGACATGACGCCCATGCCAGCGCCCATCCACCCATTGCCGTTAGCCGGTTCCGTTGGGGTAAACCTGGCGTAAGTGCAGAATTCCTCTTTGCGCAATAGCTGGTGTTCAGCACTCAAACCCGCACCATCCGCGAGGAATTGCGCGAACTTCCGCAAGTCTTCCAACGTGCCGCCCAGGCAACCAGCCGCACCGCCGAACGCGGTGTTCGCCGCCGTGAACTCCATGTACGGCTGGGCGGGCCAACCACCCGACAGGAGGGGAACCAGCGACCAGTAAATGAAACCCAGAAGCCACGCCAGGGGCAGGCTGTTGACCGTCTGTACCATTTGCGACCACGCCGGGTTGTCCATGTACCCACGTGAGAACGGCGGCGTCATGTACCAATCGCTGGCGACTGCCGTGTTCGGAGTCGGCCACTCGGTTTCCGTCAGCCCAATCTCAGCCAGGAAGTCCCGCAAGATGACGTGGATAGGGCGGCTGGTGCCGTACTCCGCGTCCAACTGCTGAAGAATCTCGCCCAGCACGATGTAGTTCGTGTTGGAGTATTCGTATCCGGTTCCCGGCTCAAAGTTCGAGTAGGTGCAAGCTCCCCGAACCAGGGCCATCACGTTGCACACGCTTGTCGGGTGCAGGAAGAAGTTGATGCCGTTTTGCATACCGATGGGCGAGCCGTAGCCGAATGCTTCGGGCAATCCGGTGCGCTGTTGCAACAGGTGATGAATCGTGATCTTGCTGGCGTTGAACAGGGTCGGCTCGAACTCGTCCAGGGTGGTTTCCAGGGTCAGGTGCCCTGCTTCGATGGCGCGGAAGATCAGCACCGCCGTATACATCTTCGTGTTCGACCCGTACCGGAACTTGTCATCTACGGTCAAATCAGCGCCAGCAGTGGGGGTAGCGCCGCCTGTGTAGTTCTTCCCGTATGCCTTCTGGTACGTCCCTTTGGGGCCGATGGTAGCTACCCATGACCCGAACGCGGGTGCCTTGCGGGTAGACATGATCGTGTCGATGGCAGCGGCGTCAATGGCGTTGAGGGGGTCGTCGCTGGGGTCGTGGAACGGGGTGCTGACGGTGACCGTTCCCATGGTGGATTCGTTGTTGGCGAAATCAACGGCGACACTGCCCAACTCGTACTCGGTGTCCGACGTGAGGTTGGTGTACTGGTAGTCGGGGTTTTCCTGTACGGAGTCGGTGACCCTGATCCATTCGGATGCAGGGTCCGTTACTGGCCGGTAGAAGAACTTGTATCCCTTGATGCTCACGAGTCGATGGCTCCCGTCGCCGTGACGGTGATGGTGGTGTAGGTGGTGTTGTCCACAAGCAATGTCGGAGCAGTCGGCGGGGTGGTGTCGGGCACCTGACCGCCGCCCTCAATCTCGCCCTGTCGGAAGATGCCCCAACCGACACCGGGACCGCCAGCACCACCGGCTTGAAAGCTGATCCAGTTGCCGCCTGCGCCGCCCGACCCTGTGGTGCCGCCCGACCCGTACACGTTCTGGTCGCCGCCGCCCTGGAAGGTGACGCCGTTGAACGTCTGTACTCCCGCGCCCTGGCCGACTGTGTGCCCACCGAATCGGAGCGCGTCGCCGCCTTCGCCACCGGCAGCGGTGAGCACCGTGGTGGAGCCGAGTTTCCACGTTGATGTGCCGCCAGTTTGGCCGGGGATGACGATGTTGTAGCCGCCAGCGCCGCCGACGCCGGGTGTGAATGCGACGTAGGTGTCGGAGCCGAGGTTGAAGTCCACGCCTGCAACGAGAGTCTTGAAGGCCCACTTGCCCGCGTAGCCGCCCTCGCCGTAGAAACCCGCTGTGCCGCCGTGGTTTCCACCGCCACCGGCCCCCAGCGCAACGAGGTCGATGTAGCCGCACCACTTGGGTATCGGCACCTGCCCGGTTTCGGTCATGTAGACCTCCACGGGGTCGAAGTAACCCGGCATGTTGCCCGTGTCGATGGCAATTTCGATCCACGGGATTTTGCTGGCCCTGGTGACGCTGGCCTTGGCAATGGTGTCGGGCGGTGAGGTTGGGGTGGTGTTGTTTCGGGTGGCAGCGGGGCGAACCACGCTGGCGAACGGGTGGTCGGGAATCTTGTCGGTGGTGTCGATGCCCCGCACAGTGTGGGTGCCGCCGACCGACACCAGTTCGAACGCGTATTCCTCACCGGCCACCGCTGCCACCGGAGTGTCCAGTTCCCAGAAGTTCCATTGCGGTGTCGCGCCGGGGTTGAGGTTCGCCACGATGTTCGGGGAGTGCTGGACGAGGGACCAGTCTCCCGACGTGCTGTTGATCTTCCAGATGTTGCAGTAGAAGCCGGTGATGCCCGACGTGCCGAATCCCAGCCACGACACCACGCCCAGCGGCATCGACTCTTGAATGCGGTAGGTGGCGATCAGCGAGGCCGATTGGGTACAGGCCAGGTCGGCGTTGATTCCGCTGATGGGGAAGTTGGACTTGCCGTTTGGCAGCATGCCCGTGAAAATCGGCGTGTTGTTGCGTAGTCCCAGAATTTCCCAGGCGTATTGGCCCAGGCTCGCCATCGAACTGACGATCTTCGAGATGTTGAAAATGTCGGTCAGTCCCGCCCCGCTGCCAGGTGCCCCCACCAGGCCACCCACAAGCGCGTCGATGAACGCGAGGATCGACAGGCCGATATTGGTCGGTCCACCCACGCCGATGATGTTGCCGAACGGAATGTTCAGCAGCGCGAGAACCAAGTCCTCCATGCTGTGAAGGAGGGTGTCGGTTCCCATGAACGCGTTGTAGATAGCGTCCACGACGATCTGGATACGCCCGATGACGTTCTGGATCATTCCCGGCAGTCCATCGACCTGATCTGGTGCGATCAAACCGGCCAGTCGGAGACTCGCATCATCGAAATGCAGTACGCCGCCACGGGCATCCCCGGTGACCAGGATGCGGAGTTGGACACCGTAGACCCCGGCTGGAACGACGTAATCGTCGCCCACCATCATGTGTCCCGGCCAGTCGATACTGCCGGGGAGTGGGTTCCACTCAACCACCGTCACCGGGTCGCCCTCATGCGGGAACGGGAAACTCGCGTCGGCTTCGTAGAACGGGACGATCTGTAGCTTGATCGGATAGTTGGCAGTGCCGACGTAATCGGTGGTGATGACCGAAATGGCCGACACCAGCGTTTGGCCGGGGGCCACCTTCACCACGTCAGTGCGGTCACGGCCACTTCGGATGGCGTGGATTTTCCCGTCACAGATGAGCTTGAGACTGCCTGAGCCGTCAGCCGTGCGGGTCGAGTGCGGGTCGATGCTCCAATCCGCGCTCGTGAACAGCGAGTCCAGTCCAAATGTCCCTGACGGCAACAGGTTTGGGCGAGCAGTGGAAAGCGAGCCAATCGGGATGACGTTGAACAGGCTCCCGACCCACTTCTCAAGCGCGGTCCAGGTGCCCTCGTTGATGAGTCCTCCGGTGAGCACTTTGATGAGTTGCTCAAGGAATTGTGTGACTGGCTGGAATCCCATCTCGGTGAACCAGCCGATGATGCCCTGGATGAGGTCGAACGGCAGGTACACCACCACGTCGAGGAACATGTTGACGAAGTGGTCGATGGCGTCGAGCGGATTGAAGTGTCCGCTCAGCGGATTGAGGTCACCGAACAACTCGCTGAGGTTGTCGAAGAAGTTGTGGAACAGATCTGCCAGGGCTTCGAGGTCGATGCCCGTTATGTCCTTGAGGTAGCCGAGCCATCGACGCAGCAACATCTCAACGGTGACTTCAAGACCCCAGCCGTTCTTCGCATCCTCGATGAGCGCGGCGGCATTGTTGGTCGATTGGCCCATGAGCAGACCAAGCGACGGGTCTTTGTCAGCGGTGTACGTCCCGCCGAACGCTCTTGGCACTTACGAACCGCTTTCCCAGATCATCGTTTCGCCTTCGGGAACAATCATCACTGATATCTGCGCGTTCTTCCGGTTGAACACGTACGCGCCCGTGAGACCGTCGTTGAACAGGTTCACGTAGAGGGTGCCGGTGGTTCCGGTGTGTGCAGCGGGAACCTGGGCGTGGCCGTTGGTCGGGCTGTGGGCGTCCGACGTGGACTGTGGCGTCGAGTAGTGCGGCACGATGTTGGCGTAGGTGGAGAGGTTGCCGAAACCGCGTGCGACGAGCGTTCCAGAGGCAGGGTTGCCCAACCGGACCTCACAGCCCAGGATCAGCGGGTCGGAGTCCAGTTCGACGCCGATAGCGCGGATGTGCCCGAACACGTAGGGGGTCCAGGGCCACGGCTGCTGGGGAACCTGGAACACCGCAATGGTTTGGCGGGTCGCCAGGCCGGTGAAGTTGGTGAACGCGCCTTCCGGCACCGAGTAGATTTTCGGCACGAGGACGATGGCGTCGGTGGGTGCCCACTTGGTGCCGTTCCAGACGATTGCCTGCCCAATGTCGGGAGCCGTGGTGTTGTCGTAGTCGGGTGAATCGACCAGATTGGCCGGGGTGCCTTGCGGGCCGCGCGGTGCCTTGATCTTGAACAGCATCGACACGTCCATGTCGGTGCCGGTCTTGACCACGGATGATACTTCGGTGCCGTCAGGGTCGAGCAGTTCGATGTGCGGATGGATGCGCGGCGTGGGTCCAGGCGGGCCTTGCGTGCCCATGGCTTTCTGCACGTAGGAGTTGCCGTCCCACATGTAAACCTGATTGCCGATCCACCACGCCTTGCCAATGTCGATTTCGTCGTCGGTGAGGTCTTGGGGGAGGTCGTCGGGGTCGTCAATGGGCGACGAGTACTGCATCTTCACGATGGGCAAGCTCTCACCCGCTGGACCCTCTGGCCCGACCAGGGCATCGAGTGTCAGCGCGCCATCGTTGCCGACAACCTCGAAGGTGGCGGTCATCCCGGCTGGTGTTTCAATGTCGGAGACAATTCCCCAGCAGTGCACGTTCGTGAGAACGGAGCCAAGGTAAACGGCGTCACCGGGTGCGGCTGAGGTCATCGTCCCGTCCAATCCGGCCCGCCATCAGTGTCGGGCACATCATCAATGTTCAGTATGGGTGCTTGCTGCCAGCCCGGTTCATCAAATGGCAAACCCAGCTTCTCATAGGCCGCCCGCTTCAAAGGTGCTGGCAAGGCGTTGATTTCGCCCATGGTCATGTTGTCCAGGTCGTCCAGTGGGCTTCGGTACACCACGGGTGTGTCAGGCTCGTCAATGCCGACCCAATGGCAGGCCCCCTCAACGATGCCAGGACCGGACACATCACGCTTCTTGATGAGCGGCTCGTTGACTTGCGCAAACCCCAGCCGTGCCAGGTGGTAGGCAGCGACGGCACGCGTGAACGACATGTCCACCACCGTGTCGTCGGGCGCGAGCGGGTACACCAGCCCCTCCATGATCTGAGCCATGGCGAGCATGTACTGGGGCGGCAGTCCGAGCTTTTCCAGACCCTCCATCGGGTTCGTGTAAAGCGTCATCGAATCAGTCATGCGACCCCTTGGAACATGTTAGGATTGGAACATGGCTGGAGTTCCTGGGATGGACCGTAAGACTGCTCGTGTTGTTGACGGGCAAAAGTATTGCACCGCGTGCGAGCAACGGAAGCCACTCGATCATTTTCACACGCGAACGGCCAGCCCTGATGGCAGACATGCCTATTGCAAGGCGTGCCGGAAAGAGAAGCGCACACGAATTCAGCGCGACGACCCTCCCGGCATGAGAACATGCACGCTTTGTTCGCAGCTAAAGTCGCTCGATGATTTTTACTTACGCCAGGGCGGCTACCAGTCCTGGTGTAAGACGTGCGCCAGTTCTGGTGCTCAACAGCGCGGATACAAGCTGCAAAGCAAATATGGGATCGGGCTGGCCGAATACGCGGAGTTGCTTGCTTCACAGGGCGGGAAGTGCGCGATATGCGGAACGAGCGAACCGAGAACCAAGGGCAAGGATTGCTTCGTGGTTGACCACTGCCACAACAGCATGAAAGTGAGAGGGTTGCTTTGTGTGTCATGCAACCTCCTTCTCGGATACGCTCAAGACTCGCCGCAGGTCCTTCAAAGTGCTATCCTGTACCTATCCAATCATATTCCCTAGCACGGGCTAGAACAGGTCTTTCGAACCCATAAACATCGAGAACATATTCCAAACTCCCGCCAGTGTCCGCGTCGCGACGGCGAACGGGTCTTGGTCTTGGCTGTCGTTGCCGACGACGAGTTCCACGGTGACCGGCGAGTTCGTGTCGTAGCTTATCTTGGCAGCGGTCACCTGATCGGTGTGGAACACGCCGCCTATCTCGAACGACACCCGGTCGCCCAGGTTGAAGTCCACCGAATACAGGTAGGGCGCACCGTTGCGGATGGTGACCTTGTAGACGTGGTAAGCCCGTGTCTTCCAGTCAGCGTCACGCAGCGTGAGTTCTGTCGCGATAGTCCAGCCCGTGCCGGTGCCTTGCTCGAAGTGTTCGAGGAACCCCATATCGCCGCACCAGATGGCGCGCACGGGGTCCGTAAACCGTTGGTACGCAAGAAGAATATCGTCCAGCTGCCCCTGATAGATTTCCTCCAAACCCGGTGTCAGCGGAGCCTGGAAGCCCATATCGGACGTTGCGTCCATACCGATCATTGCCACGATGTAGTCGGAAAGCTGGGCCAATCCCCACTTAATCAGGAAGGTCTGCAATTGGTTGACCCACGAGGGCGACTTGCCGCCCGTCATCAGGGTTTTCGCAGTTGCGCCGTGCTGAATCCGATTGGACTCCACGATCCCGCTGTACTCGCCGTCGCGGAACACCACCCACGGGTTCTTCGGCGCGACCATGAACCACTTGCGGAACAACGGGTTTGGCGTGCCGTCAGGCTGTAGGTCGTTGACGAGAATCGTGTCGGTGATGAGGTTGTCAGCAGTGGCGGCAATGGCGTTGATGAAGCCGTCGATGAAGGTGCCGGTCGGGCCTGTCACGCCGGATTTGTCCTCGACTGCCAGGATGATCGCGTTCCTCCACGGGCGCGCGATCTGGCCTAGCTCGCCAAGTTCGGGGTGCGGGGATTCGGTGTCGGTGGTGAGCCACGTGTAGGCGCGGATCATGCAGCCAGCGTCTTCGAGGATTGGTTGCGAGGCTGTGTGGAAGTCGGTCCACCGCGACGTGAAAATCTCGAACCGGGACTGGTCAGTCAGCGGGTTGACGAACTGCGGCTGGATGGGCCACCACAACGGGTTGAAGCCCTCCACGATCCCGGCCACGCCGTAGCCCAGCCAGCCAGCGGGGTTGAGGAAGTTGTCGGGGATGGCGAGCAGTGGGAAGAACTGGCGGGCCAGGTTGAGGCCGATGCTGATGGTCAGGCCGGTGCGAATGTTCCACGGCATGACCCACATGCGCGGGAACTGGACTTCGGGCGGCAGCACCGGATTTGCGCCCGCCAGAAGGTGTTTTACATGCTCCCGGTTCGACACCATCTCAAGCTCGACGGTGTGCAAGCCCTCCTTCGACCGCTTGGCGTTGATGGTGGTGATTTTGCCGCCCCACCGGGTGCGCCATGACTGCTGGGTCGGTATCGGGTCGAGGGTGAAATGAATGTCCTCGTGGATGCGCCGGTCGTACAGGATGAAGTTCGACAGCCAGTTGTCCCTGCGGATGACAAGATGCCCGCCACCCGAATCGGTCATCAATTCCTCGACCGACACGGACTGCTCCTGGGCTACCTGACCGAGAAACTGGTGGTTCTTATCCCACAGCCTGAGCAATGGCCGCTGGCGCACCGAATCGCATATGACCTGGCGCTTGCGTTCCATGTAGACAAAGGCCGACATAGGGTCGGTCTGTGCAGGGATACCACCTTCGCCCACATTCCACGACGGGAGTTGAACGCCTGACTTGCCGTTCGTCGTGTACGGGTACGAGAGGCCACTCATCCGCTGCTCCTGGTCACGCCTCGAACGATGTAGCTGATGTTCTGTTGAGTGACACCGTATGTCCTGGCAATAGCACACTGAGTGTGACCCGCGTCGTACAGGTCGATGATCTCATTGACTTGCTGCGTGGAGAGCTTTGACTTGCCGTGCTTTTCGCCGTACATGGTCTTGACCCGCTTGCGCTCCACCATGTCCCGCATGTTGTCGAGATGCGTCCCTAATTCCCAGTGATTCGGATTCTGGCAGGTTGGATTGTCGCAACGGTGTCGAATGTGGAGGTCGCCAGGGGAGTCGCCATGTGCAAATTCCCACCCTACCCGGTGTGCATACTGCGTGATTGCCTTGCCATCAGCGTCGTACCCCACCCATATTTTCCCGTATCCGACCTTGTCGGAAAATGCCGTCCAGGGCCAGCACTCATCAGGTTGGCGACGGTCAACATGGGACCAGTAACGATTGTGCAGCGTCGGACTGGGAAACGTCACCTCTTTAGCCATCCCTTCATTATTTACCCATCCTGACCATCACGCAACTAGGCGTATCCCATCTTGTAGTGCTGGGGCATGTACGCAGTGATGGTGCCGCCGTGTTGCGAGTGCCGCACCTTCAAATCAGCGACGCTACGCGGCGGGATCGAATGCTGAAATCCCTTGCCGTTGAAGCGTTTCCAGATAGGTTCGGTCGAGTCCACCACGTCATGCAGGAGGAATTCGACCAACTGGCTGTTGCGGAGGATTTGGAGGAACACACTGTCGTGAACCTCGTTGGCGGCGGTCAGTGTGCGCTTGGTGGGGTCAGTGTCTACGAGGATGTATTCGCCGTCGCTGTCGGTGGTGAGCGGCAGGGCAACCATGTCGCCGCCGATCCCGTCCTGTATCCACGCGAACCCCGGCGTGCTGACGATGTACTTCGGGTACGCCTCGACGTTGCCCCGGTTGGCGAGCTTGATGTGGCCCTCGCCAATCTCCTTGCCGGGCAACAGAACTAGCTCAGCGAGCGCCTGGGCAAGTGGGTGTTCACCGGCAGCCTGTCCTGGCGTGGTGGGGATGCCGACGAGATGCTCGATGGTGCGGATACCTCCGCTGATGAGGTCGAAAATGCCCTCGACAAGTTGGATCGCTCCGGTGATGAGAGCTTGCCCAATCTGGATCAGATAGCCCACCGTTGCACCGATGATCGGCAGTCCGGTGATGATCGACAGGGTGGTGTCTACAACTTGCTGTACGGTGCCCGGTGCGCCGGTCGCGTCAGTGAGGGGATTGACCCACGATTGGGTGAGCATCCGTTTGCACCAATGTGGTTGGGACGCAACGATTTGCATGTCCCATTGCATGAAGTTGTTCTCGAAGGCTACGGGGTCGAGTTCGAAGGCAGTCTTGGGGTCGTCGGCCAAACGAACGCGAATCCACCGCCACCCGTGCGTGCGGGTGAACACGCCGAGGTAGCCGTCCTCTTTTTCGGACCAGGATGCCCACCACCTCTGCTCCAACATGCGATACCGGAACGAGGTATCGGGGGCCATCGAGTTCGACACCATCACGCCCATGTTGATGATGCGTTTCTTGTAGTCGGTGCGTTCGTAGGTGCTGCCGATCTGGTACGGGCCTTCAGTGAACAGCGACACGAACGGGGTGTGCATCAGACCCGTGACGTGCGGGGCCAGATCAAGCCCCTGCTTGCCGCCGTGGTTTCCGGCCAAGTCCCACCACCGCCGCTGACCGCCGTTGAAATCGGGATCGGGCACGCCCACGTACACGACGCGCATTTCGGTGGACCGCAGCCGTTTGTCCAGCCGCCAGAAGTCCGTATCCGGTGGCCCGGTCAGGGGAGTCAGGGGATTACCGCTCACGTTGATCCTCGCGCGTACTTACCGATGTTCCTGCGGGCAATGGGTGCTTGCTGTGCCGTCATGTTATCGCGGGCCTTGTTCGCGAGACCGTCATTGCCGCCCGTGACCTGAATCCGGTTGTCGTTGTAGACGTTCCCGGCACTGTTGGCAGCGGCGTCGCCGCGCGGCATACCCGGCACCTGACCAATCGGCAACCGCCGACCCGGCACCGGCATCCCTGACGTGTCATAGCCGGGGATGCCGGGAGCCTCATCAGGGGAGCCGATTTCGAGGGAACCGAAGGGCTTGGGGATCATGCCGCGAATGGCAGATGCCATGCCGGAACCGGAGCCGCCCAACGCCGCGCCGCCCATGGACAACAGGCCACCGGAAATCGGGTCGGGCATGATGCCGCCCAGGAAGTTGAGCAATCCGCTCGCAGCCTGGGTGACGCCCCATGTCTGAGGGTCGGAGAACCCTGGCGGGAGAAACGATTCTTTCAAGCCGCCGATGCCAATGTCGGCAAGCTGGCCGGGGTCGGGCATGATGCCCGCATACGCCTCTTGCTTCATCTGCTCGGCCATCATCAGCTTGTAGTACGGGTTGTCCGCGAGCGCGGGGTTGATGCCGCTCCCGTCGAGTCCGCGCCCCCGCCCACCCTTACCGGGCTTCGCTACCAGGACTTCCTGTTGCAGCCGGTTGAAGTCATCGACCGCGTTGTCCCGGTCGTTGGTCAGCCGCGCAATCTCCTGTTCCTTCGCAATGATTTGCGACGGCTTGGTCTTGGGGTTGGCCTTGAGTTCAGCCAACTGCTGGTTCGCGACGTTCAGACGCCCGTTGAGGTTCTCGATCTTCTCGCTGGCGTTGCGGAGTTTCTTCGCTTCGGCAGGGGTGATCTGAGGATCGGTGAGGAAGTCCTGGGTGTCGAAATACGTGGGCACGTAGGCGTCACCCGGCGTGTAGTACGGGCTGTCCGCTCCGGTGTCACTGGAACTGTCGCTACTGCCATCATCCGGCATCACGCTCCCGCCGCCAGGGAGTGTTACCGCACCAGTGCCGGGGTCTTGCCATCCCGGCCCAGGCGGCTCGCTGTTGTGCTGGTAGGGCGGTCGGAACCCGCCGCCGCCTGTGCCTGTGCCGCTGCCTGGTGCTTTTCCGGCAGTTCCTAAACCACCGCGCGGCTTGGCCGCAGCGGCAACCTCGGGAATAACAGGGAACGGCCCGATCTGGTCTTGACCGTCGCGTTTCCAGGGCCACCGGAACCCGCCGCCCGCGAACGAACGGGTACGCCATCGGCCAGCGGGCAGTTGTGGATAACCAATCGGGACATAGCTTCCCGAAATCCTCATGCCCATACCGGGGTAGCCAGCCGCTCCACCCAGGCTGATACGGCCACCGGGCATCATGCCGGGAATGTCGGGACCGCCACCGCCCCGCTGCACGCGGATATGCACATGGTCGAAGTGGTTCTGAGTGGGCGACCCACGGTCGGTCATGCCTTGCGGCGCGCGACCGGGATACCACATGGCTTGCCGCCAGATGGCGTAGTCAACGTGCAGTGGACGGGCGTTCCGCATCGCGAAGTCTTTGATCCGATTGCCCAGCGCGACACCGGGTTTCGTGTTCCAGCCGGGGATCATCACGTCCACCGCTTCACCGGACGGATGGTCGGGGTAGGGGTCCCAGGCTCGATAGCCGCCGATTTGGTGAATCTGCGGGAACAGTTGATGGATCAAGCGTTGAATCTCACCGGCCCACAAGCGGATACCGCCGACACCGGAGTAGCCGCCCCGGCCACCACCAGACCATCCACCCCGGCCCCCGCCGCCTCTACTGCCGCCGAGCCAACCGCCGCCCGCGAACTTGGTGAATCCCCACCACGGGCCATAGCCCTCAGTGAGTGGGTTGTGCCTGTCTTTCGAGTTGAAAGCAGGGGCTTCGGGAAGGGGCAAGGCTCCCCACTTGAACGGCTCAGCCCACCCACCACCACCGGGAATCGGACCCGACGCAATCTGGTTTTGCCACCACATTTGCCAAGCAGGGTTCATGGTGGAACCAAGTTGCTGACGCACCACTCCCCCCGGCTGTCCCCCGTCGTACAGGAACCATGCCGAAGCGGGGTTAGATTCTTCTGCCAGGGAGGGGCCGGGAACGTAGGTTGCGTTAGATGCGTCGATGCGCCAGTTGGGGTTTACGTGCCCTGGGCCGGGAGGGGCGTAGTCGCCTCCGGTGGGGGAAAAATCTACAACCCCTGCCTGGTTAATGTGGCCCGGTATCGACGGGTTATACATACCCGTCAGAGTTGACTCCTGCGCCAAAATGTCAGCGCGAACAGGAGTACGTGGCTTTGAGATTCGACGTTGTTCGTTGTTTTGCCACGCCCAGGCTTTGCGCTTGCCCAGCCAGTTCCACCACCACATCGACGGGTCGGACGTAGTTTCCTTGAACCCGCCCCGGTCGAACACGCCTAGCAGTCGGCCCGTCTGTGCCCAAATGTCAAGGGAGCGTTCACGATTCGAGGCCGCGAGGGGAATAAAGGCTTCGCCCCCGGTGGATGGTTCGGCCCATTGGACGAGTCCGTACGGGCCGACAGCAGGCTGGATTGTTGCCTCAGTCGGGTACTTGCCGCTTTCCCAGCGTCCAAAGACGTTGCCCGCGACCCACTTGCCCGCCGCGACAGCACCGGCAGGGAGGTTCGTCCCGGCGATCAGCCACGGCGGGAGGGTCATAGCGTTGTTGCCGTCAGAAAAATTTTGCGGCTGAACGGCTGAGTCGAGCGGAACGGCAGTTTGACCAGGGTTCGGCCCGGTGGTCGTCCAGTTGAATTTCTCCCGGCCCATCCAGTCGATCTTTTTGACCCGCGCCTCCATGTCGAGATAGAGGGGCTTGAGGCCGAGTTGCCGCTGGTAGTCGTCAACTAGCTTGGCAGCGTCGGGAGTGAGCGGGACCAGCTTGAACGTGCCATCCGGCATCGTTTGGAGGTCGATCTTGAGTTGAGTGAGGTTTTGCCGCACTGCTTCGGTGGGGTCTTTGACGAACACACCCTCGTCGGTGGCGTTGGTGATCGAATCGTTGAACGCCGACGTGAGGACCGACCGCTGTTCGAGTTGGTCGAAGAACCCTTTGGTGGATTCCTTCAACCGATCTGCCTCAATAGCGGCCTTCTTCATCGGAACCGTGACGTTGTTCTCGATGGACTGAGCGGCGGCGCGAAGGTCTTGGGCAAGCTGACTCTGGCCGAGTGCGGCGGCTACATCAGCGGCAGCGGACAACGAGGACGACATCGCCCGACTGAGGGTGGAGAACAACTCCAACACACCCTTGCCCGCCTGGATGAACGCCTGGGCGATAACACCAGCGGTGTGAACAATAGCAGGCTGGTTCGCCTTCACCTTTTCGGTGAGCTTGTCGATCCACGTCGAAATCTGGTTCATACCGCTGGTCATAGGGCCGAAGAACGGTCGCATAACGGCAGCGGCCAAATCTTCGATTGAGTCCTTCACGCGGGCGATTGCGCCCTTGAAGGTGTTCCCCATGGCTTGTGAGATTCCGTGCAGGTGCTTCTGGACGACCCGCTCGTAGACCTCCCACGCGATCTGTCCCTTGGACAGCATCTTGTAGACCTCTTGCTGGGTCACTCCAAGTTCTTCGGCAAACCACTTGTAAATGGGAATCTGCTTGTTCGCCATTGCCATGATTTGCTGTTGCATCCGCTGGGTGTTGCCCGACATGAACCGGATGACTTGCATCGAGGTCTCTTGGATGCTCTGTCCGGTGGCAGCGGATATGTCGGCGGCATCTTGCATGACGCGGTTGAGGTCGGTGCCCGACTTCACGCCTTGCTGGAGGAATGCCGAGGCAGCATTGGCGAGGTCAACCATGTCGAACCCGGTGACCTTTTCCAGACCTTCCATGTCGCGCAACATGGTGTTGAACTGCATCATGTCTTGGCCCAGGAACTTCATCTTGGTCCGCAACTGTTCAACGTCGGATAGCTGTTGCAAACCCTTGTAAACGCCGACCGATAGGGCAGCGGTGATGGTTCCGGCGACACCCAGGAACGCATACTTCGCCATGGTGGCAATCTTGTCGAACACGCCTTTGAACACGCTGGCGATAGCATCGCCCGCCCTCTGGAACGGGACGGCGAGGTCGTGGGCCATCGACTGACCCCACGTCTTTTGTTCAGCAGAGGTAGAGGTCATCGCCCGGTGGAACGCGGTTTTGAAGCCGCCCCACGCGGATTCTCCGCTTTGCGTCAAGGTTTGGACGAAAGTCTTTTGGTCCTGGCCCATTTGGGCGTAGGTCTTTTGCGCTTCGGTGCGGAGCGTTTGGATCTGCGTTAGTTCTCGTTTTGTTTCGTCCGCGTGGGCCTTGATGAGCGTGGTGTCGAAGGGACTCCACGCACCGCTCCGGTTGCCGAACTTGGTTTTATCTCCAAGCTCTGCCTGAATCTTGTTGATCTTCTCAAGCTCGGACTTGTATTGCTGGGCATCCGAAGTGAGCTTGGAGTACGCCTGTTTCGATGACGAGGAAAGCGTGCTCCACGTCTGCTCAAAGTTCGTCCTGAGACCAGCCATGGTTGTCTGAGCAACCCGGTCGATCTCTTTCAGGTTGGTGGTGATTCCACCTAGGGAACTGCCATCAGCCTTGACGGTCAGATCGACATACGCTGAGCCGACCTTTACGCCACCGGCCATGGATAACTCCGATCAGTCGCGGATCATTGGGAACCGGCCTTTTGCCACGCCATGTAGCAGGCGGTCGCGTCGCGCTGGGTAATGTCATCGAACAGGTCGATGCCCGGTCGCGTCGAGTCCAACGGCCAGTGTTCGGGTTCGATCAGACCCCATTCCAGCGATGCCCACACCTGCGCCTCGATATTGCCCATATTCCGGCGCGACACCCTACCGGGAATGTCACCGAAATCCTTGAACACGAGGGTGATCGGCTCATCGTTGATGGTGGTCTTGAACTCAAAGGTAGCCATGTTCGACTCCTGCCCTTTCATCTTGTACCATTGTTCTATGGATAACCGTCCTCAAGGACTGGCGATTGCCGAAGTCCTTTCTCGGTACGTGGAGAAACGCGGCCCCGACGAATGCTGGCCTTGGCAGCGAGCGCGGATGAAGCGCAAGGGATACGGCGTGTTCGGTGTTGGTCAATCCACCAAGCTCGCTCACCGCGCCGCATACGAAATTCACCACGGGGTAACTCTATCGCCTGGTGAGGTGGTTAGGCATCGTTGCGACAACCCGCCGTGTTGCAATCCTGCCCATCTCATTGTGGGCACCCAACTGGACAACATTCGAGACATGGACGAGCGCGGTCGAGCGCGACGCGGGGCGAATAACCGGGGTGTCCGTAAGCACTCGTATTGGCCGACTGATTTGACATGGCAGTTACCTGAACATCCGAAATAACTTTGCTTCCCGGTCGGGGTCGGGGCGGTCGAAGATTTTCTTCGCCTGCTCCAAGGTCATCTTACGATGCTTCGGCTCACCAGACGGTGCATCACCGACACCGGGTCGCGGAATCGGTTTCGGCATGGTGTCGGGATTCTCAGACGCTTCGGATTTCGCCCATTGCAGCCAGCGGAGAACGTCTACCGCTTCAGCGGAAAGCTGGTTCGCCATGTCCCATCCCGCTTTATCGGGATAGACCGCCGCGTACAGGTTCGAGTGCGGGCCACGGGTCTTGACGATGGCGTAGAGGTCGCGCCAGTTGAATTCCGGCGTGGGACAGTTGCGGAGCCGCAGGCCGATCTCGATGAGGTCGGCTTCCAGTTCCAGCGCGTGATTCGTGCGCGTCCGCACCAGGCCGATGATTTCCTCGATAGTGATTTCGTGGTGGGCCTCCCACGCCGAAACCTGTTGGCGCACAGCCGATAACGGCATGTCATCGAGTGTGGCGAACTGTTCGGCGGGGAGTGCCCATTCCAGTGCAGCCCACATCACCGCTTCCGCAGAGCGTCCCCACGAGTCGGTGATGATCGACATGGGCATCACCGTCAGGTCGGCAAAGGTGAAGTGCCGGGTTACATGGGTGACCCGCTCGCGCAGGCCAGTACCAGTAATGACCGGCACTTTCACCTTCCGGTCAAACGTCACGAACCGGACTTGATGCCGTTGTCCGTGAAGGTGTACGCCTGGTTGCCACTTGCGTCGTCGTAGCAGGTGATCGTCAGGTTGTACTCGATGGTGTCGGTGTGAACGATCTTGATGTCGCCCACGGTGGTCACCTGACCATCGGGAATGTAAACCCGGTAGAACCCCTCCAACTCATCGTCGGTGGTGTCCACGACCCACGACTGATGCGGCAGTTTGAGCGCGTTCACGTTCACCTTGACCTGAGCACCATGCTCGCTGTTCGCGTCGGTGACGGTCACGTTGTTGGTGCCGTACACAGCCTTGAGAGCAGTGGCATTGAGGGACTCCAACAGCACGACCTGAAGGGTGGTGGTGAACTGGCTCTGCAGCGTCTTGACCACCTTGCCGCCGAAGGCGCGCTTCTGAGTGGTCTGACGTTCCAGCTTCTTCACGAAACCGGTGTCACCGATGTAGCCCAGGTCCACGAACCCTGCATCGAGAGTGCCGGTGGCATCGGTCGGGGCGGTGGTGGCGAGCGGGCCTACACGAAGCGACCCCAGGACGAGGGGTGCGGCAGCGTAAACATTCTTGACGGTAGAACTCATGGTTAAACCTCCATTTGGGTTGGCTTTATGATCCCACGGTTAGCGGATCGGGGTTCGCATCTGTGTGGGCGCGTAACAAAATATCGACTGTGATCTGAAAGCGAGGCTGCTGAGGATTATCGGGGACGCGATAGTCGGCGGGTTCGCCCACAATCGTCACGCCGTGAATCCACTTGGCTCCCTTGCGTGGCGCACTGACGAGCAACGCGCGTATGCGCTCAGCCATCCTGCCACAGTAGAGTTCATCGCTATTCCAGCAATGAATAATGAGTCGCCGCACCGACAGCACCATGTTGTCCAGTCCTCGCGCCGGGGCAGTGGTGATGGTGATGAGCGAATCCGGCATGGACACAGGAACTTTCGTCCCGACAGTCCATGAGGAATCAACATTCTCTCGCAGGTAGTCACCTACCACCTTCGGAGCGTAAGGGAACGAGGGAAGGGCGGTAGTCATCCGGCCCCCTCGTTCAGATGCATGATGAGCGTCTGGTGCTTGGCATTGTGGTACATGGCCGCTGCACTAGCCGTGATGACCGTCGCCCGGTAGTCATGCTTGTTCAGGGAGTCGCGGGGTGTGGGTTCGTCGGCCCCTTCGGTGCCTGCTTGAAATCCCTTACCTACGTCGATGATCGCCTGAGCGCGACCGCTTTGCTTCTCCCCACCGCTTCGGATGGCCGACGCGATGAGGTCGAGATTGCAAGCGTCCATGATCTTCTGGGCGCGCGGGACCAACTCTTTCTCGACTGTCGCCCTGACGAGTTCGTCCCAACCCTCGGGATCGGCCTCGAAAGTGATACTGCCGATCTTGAATGTCAGTGCCATTAGCCCTCCACCAGCTTGAGTTTGATGGTGGAACCCGGCTTCCATGCGGTGAACGGCGACGTGTGACTGTAGTCGTCGCCACCGGTCACCCAATACAGGTTGTCCGTGTTGTCGGGCAGATCAACGCGATCATGCTTGGTGTACGCGAAATTCGGCGGCACCAGCAAGAGCACGTCGATGACCTCCCGGCCCGCGTACTCGCCGTATTGCATGGCTGAACCGGGCACCCATCCCACAACCCTCCGCTGCACGCCTTCGCCCCACGCGGGTTCCTCGTTGCCGAGTTCATCCTTGGACCCGGTGGGGTCGTAGGGATACCACGTGACTTCATAGCGCAGCGGAAAGGTCATGTGCCCACCACAATTGGCGTCGAACCGGGGTAGCGGTAACTCCGCGCGACCTTAATGTCCTCAGCCGTCAGGTGGACCGACTGAGTGACCCAATCCGCGAAGGTTGCCCGGTACGTCACAATCCCGCCGCCTGCTTGGAGTGATTGCGCGGAGGGTTGTGCCGTGGCCCCGGTGGAATCCGGCAACGCCACGTACCGCGCCACGATGCCCGCAATGATCTGTCGAACGGCAGCGGGGATCGGGGTTTCGTGCGTGTACGTGACGGTGACGAATTCCATGTACGCACTACGGTCACCGAAGAACTGGTGAGGGTAGTACGGGTAGTTCAGCGCGGTGAAGAAGATCATCTGCTGAACTTTGTCGAGCCGATATTCGGTGGCTGGGATGGTGGTGCCCTGGTCATCGAGAACTGAAGTCACCGAATCGGGCGGCTCGCTGAGTCGCACGTAGGCTTCGTTCGTGTGGACGAAGGGGCTGCGGTAGATCACCTTCAGGCGCACCGTGTCGGTGCCTGGGACGAAATTCCGCTGGGCCTCTTGCGCCCACAAGTCACTCACCCGTGAGATGAGCGACGTTGCTCTCGCCGTCTGGTTGTCGGTGAGTTCAGTCGCGTCGGCCAAGCCCAACTCGACTGCTACGTCATCGAGTTCCGTCAGGTCGCCAGTCGCCACAGCCAGCTACTAGGAGCCGCTGGGGTTGAAGACGATGACACCTTCGGGGCGAACGACCTTGCCGCCGTAGACGTGCAGGCCTCGGATGCGGTCAGCGAACTTGTCCTGAGCGCGCATTCCCTCGGTCTGGTCGATCTGGCTGACGAACGCCGCGCACCGGGTGTTGAACGCCACGGCTTGCGGGGCGTCAACGGCGGGCAGGTAGTTCGTCACGACCGTGCGGAACGAGAGCAACTGGCCCAGCGTCGCGTTGCGGAGACCGCTGTTGTCGCCCGACACGTTCACGGCGGTCAGCTTGGAGTTGGCACCCAGGAGCAGGGATTCGAACTCGGCGTTGACGACCAGGACGCGGCTGTCGGCGGGCACCTTGGCCTTGTTCATCTGTTTGCGGAGGTCACGCACCACGTCGAACGCCTCGTCGCCCGTGTCGGGGATGGAGGTCGTGTCGGCGGGAGTGCCACCAGCCACGAGCAGATTGCCCAGGAAGGTTTCGGAATCGGCGGTGAGTCCCTGACCGGCGGCGGTGGTGTACGCCTCCAAGGTGCCCGTCGCCTGGGCGCGGTCAATGTCATCGACGTAGAAGTCGAAGGACTTCTCCTGGTCGATGAGCAGATCGACGCCGGTATCCGAAATCGCGTCGGCGGCGGTGGTTCGCGCGCCACTCACGCCGGTCTTGTAGTCCTTGATGGCAGGAGCCACGACACCGGAGATGTGAACGGTGTTGCCCCTGGTCGCCAGACCCTCGTACTCGCGGTTCACCAGAGCAGCGAAAACGCTCTCGTTGAACCACACGTCGAGCATCTGAGCGGCCCAGAGTTCGGGGATGAAATTGGTAATTGCCATGATTCAAACTCCTAGAGTTTAGGTGGATCGGCCTTTGAGTTCTTCGAGTTGGCCGTTCTTGTCAGCTGCGAGGACTTCCTTGTGCGACATGGTGGCGAGTTCAGCGCGGGTGAGTTGCTTCACCTGATTCGGCTTCCCGTCCGACGTGACCGCACTCGCGGGTGCAGCGGGGTTGATCTTCAACGCTCTCAGTCGTTCCTCGACTTCGCGTTCGCGGGAGTCATTGTATTCCTCAGCGGCCTCCCGCATCTCATTTTCCGTCTTGCCGGTAACAAATCGGGCAGGAACCTTGAGTTCAGCGGCGATCTGGTTGCGGAGCGCGTTGGTCCGTTCGCGTTCCAATTCCTTGCGGAGTTGGGCGGCTTCGGCAGTCAGACGCTCGTTTTCCGACTGATTCGCCTTCTGATACTCGTCCCACGCCTTCACCTTGTCGGCGTTCTGGTCCCACAGTTCGGCCTTCGGGGTGAGGACTTTCAGCTTGTCCTCAGCCTTGCGGGTCCGCTTGAGCAGTGTTCTCAGTCGGGCGATTTCGGCGGCGGCGTCGTCGTATTCGGAATCCAGGTTGTAATCGTCGCCCTGGCTGTCTCCCTGCCCGTTAGTCTCCTGAACTTCGGGAGCTTTCGGTTCATCGGCTGACGGGGGCGTATCGACGGCAATCGACCCTGGCATGTCCTTTGGTGATGGCATCCTGTTCTCCTAGTTGCTACCTGCACCCATATCGGGTCGCGAATTCATCCTAAGTCCTGAATGTGCGGTTTTGTGTTATCTCACGCCGCCTTTAACGCCATCACGGGTCCGATTTCAGAATCGGTGATCTCTACGGCGTCCTCCCATGCCTGCGCAATGACGTTGTACTGGCGGTTGTTCATGTCTTG